AAATGTTGTAGATAACATTGTAAATTTTTTTTGTGGGCAAGATTCTCAACAGAGGATCAAACAATGTTTTGTGATAATCATAGTTTACCTGATGAGTCAGATAGATATTTGATTGAGCATTTTCATAATAGTCAGCCATTCTAAAGTTAACAGAGTCAGCAGGATGATTTGTAATTAATGCATACAAAAAATGTCCCGAACACCCTTCTCTGAATACAATTGCGGGTTTCATTGAAACAAAATCCCATACAATTCAGGATCGAATTTTTGTAAACTGGTTCCTTGCAATATGTCTTGCTGTTGTATATAATTTTTCAAAAGATCAATGTTGCTGACTGTGGGGCGATTTACAATATAATTCCAGGACTTACTGTTGGCGCCATGTGAAAGCAATATGTGTTGTTTTAGTGGTTCGGTCAATGAATCCAAACTGTATGTTCCAAATGCAAAATGATAAATTAATTCAATGGTGTCATTGAATTGAGTTTTGGCATACTGTTGGTGCCATTGGTCCAACAAATGCAATCGATTGATATTTAACAAACTCACTGTTCTATTGATGCTGGGCATGACATTGTGTGGCATATGGTCTAAGAAATATTGCCAATTTTCCAACCAGGTGGTCCAGGTGGCCGGCCACCGCTGATATTCATGCCCTGACTCAATGTCGTCCAGACTAAATCGTGCCAAGACCAACTGAAAACTACCAAAGAATTTTGACAGTGCTCGAGTAAGTTTTACAGTACCATTGGTGCTGAATCTCAGGCTACACTTAGAAAAGTCAATTTTGTCCTCTAAACAGTTGATGTAATGTTGAATATTGGAATTGAGAAAAGGTTCACCACCGCTGAAGTTTATTTCCTTTACCATTGAAAGATCTGTATTATCAAATAGTTGAGCGAATTTTTGTCGAGATAGATTGTAGTCAGGTTTGATTTTTATTTTTTTTAACTTTGCCCAAGTACTTGAACTATTTTCATCACAAATTCTACAGGCCAAATTGCAATTAAAATTGGGTGTAATATCTAATAGAATAACATTGCGATGATCATGTTCTACTCCGTATTTCTCGTTGGCTCCCTGGCGATAAGACTTTACGCCATTGTTTTCTTGATCTATGCAGGTCCGGCAGTTGACAGAATCGATGTTATAATCAATATTTTGACTCTGGGGAGTTTGATTAAAGCAACAAGTTCCTGGAACCCTGGACCCATTGATATATCTACCGTGTTGCATTAGTACGCACTTCATGGTTCTATCATCCATAATTTTGAATTTATTTCTTGTATTTTAAAAACAGTGCGTGGTTGTATCAAGTCTAAGAGATTGTATTTCAAATGATTGTGTTGAACAAATACAGGATCAAAGTTTATTAATGTTATTCCTCGCACCCAGATATTTAAAAATTTTATGAATTGATCCTGTGTGGCATATTTTAAAAACCACGGGTATTTGAAAATCACTGGTGTACGATCCGGCAGATAATCCGGACGGTGTGTCATTATATCGGGTTCAATCCAACTGTTGGGCCAATAATGTTTGGACAGGCGGTCCGATTCCAAGCAAACAGCATCTAGTCCGAAGTCATTGAAATACCATCCAGCAAAATCTACTGCGATTAAATTTTTCCATCCCTGGTCAATGATCCATTGGTCCACTGAGTCAAGTTGGTAAATGTGTCCGTGTCGAGTTTTCCTCCATTGTCGTAGTGCAGGCCGTGACAAGTGATACAGGCGCAGTTGTTGTATCGATCGTATGTTACCCAACTTGCCTGAATAAGAATCTACAATTTGCATAATTTGTAACAGTCCATTGGGTGCGCGGCAACCATATGATTACCATCAACTTGATCAAATTTATGCAACCTACAAAATCTAGGGTCGCAGTAATTCATCACTAGGTCTATGCTATCCGCAATGCTGTCCGGTAATTCAAAGTCAAGATCGTGTGCTATTACTTCATATCGATTGATTGCCACATAAGCATAATCAAAATCTTGTGTTAGTTCTTGAATCTTGTTGACCAATAAAGATGTGGACAGTTGATGCAGTATTGTACCAAACACAATTACTCCTTGACAATCAGCATCTCCGATATCAATATACTGTTGGCAAAGTTGCCGAAACTTGGTCTGATTTCCTTGCCATTTCCATGTGATCTTGTGTTGAGTTACAAAATCCAACATTATCTTTTCTTGAATCAATATTGCATCAACACCTGTTAAGTTAGCAAAACTGTTTAATTGTTGATCGCGCCAATGGTCATGATTTACCATTATCTACGCAGATTTGATCTGCCCCAACAATTGTTTTAGTTTAGCACTTTGTACATCTGCGGTGACTTTGGGTGCTTCTAGATCAAAGTCGTCTTTGGGTTTGGCACGTTCCCACGGTGGTGTACTAGATTCACCTTCTTCTGTAGTTTTAACCTGACTCTTGGCCTTGATTGAATCCATAATGCTGGACTTGGCACCACCACGGAAGTTGTCTTTTTCGTCGCCGCCTTCATCTGTGATGCGCATGGTTTCAATGTTGTATTCCAAATCAATCTTTTGCCCAACACCCGTTGAACTACGACTCTTCATACATTGAATTTGATACTTGCCACGCTCTTTCATAGCACGTGAAGTAAAGATACCAAACACATTGTCTGCTGTGTTGATCTTACTGATACCACCTGAAATGTGACTGTGATCAAATTCTACTTCTTCCACTGCTGATCTATTCAACTGACTTGCGGTGACCATTAGTACTGCTAGTTCTTTGGCCAAGTTGCGTAATTCTTCTGAAACATACTTGTCTTTTACAAACAAGTCATTGGGACTGACCTTGGCACTTACCGGCATCAGCAGGTCCAAGTAGTCAATCATCACAAAGTCTACCTTCTTGCCTGTTTGAATTTGATACTCTTTCAAATAAGCACGGATATCATTGATGTTGCTTTGTGCTGGCAAACCTTTGACTTGATAATTGCCGGATTTTTTGGCCACAAGTTTGACCTTGAGTTCAGTTGTGTCCATGTCGCGTCTAATGTCCTTGGTGCTCATGTTGGTCAACATGGCATCTGTTCGCAATGACGTTAACTCTTCCGATAGTTCTAATGTAATGTATACTCCACTCAAGCCTTGTTGTAGCCAGTTCAAGGCAATGTTCATCATAACCAATGACTTGCCTGAGCCTGAGCCGCCAGCAAAGATGTTTAGTTCACCACGACTGAATCCACCATACAATAATCTGTCCAGTTGCGGCCATCCTGTGCTTACTTGCCCACCCGAGTTGAAGTATTTTTCAATGCGAGCCTTAGGATCAGCAAAGTAATCCGTGCCCATGTCTTTAGTAAGTGATATCTGTACAGCATCTTTGATAAGTTTTTCAACGGGTTCAAACTCGCCCTTCTCCAACAAGTCTGCTGATTTTAAAATTGCACGTTCAAGTTCTTGACGTCGAGTAAATGCTTCAAACTCGCCCATGAACCAATCAAAGTGTCCTTCATTGAGATCTGGCACCGTAGCAAGTTTGATGCCAGTGGTCGCACTTATCTGCGATCTATCAGGCATGGTCTTATGCTTGTCTGTGTGTTCTTTAATAAACTCAGCCGCAGGCCTCAAACTCCGGTCAAAGTTTTGTGCGTTATAAATGTTTTGAACACGCACGTAACTTGTTGCGTCTTCCAACATCATCTCTAGAAATAGTCTTTGGACATCAAGTCCGTATTCTTTTAACAAGTTGTTTCTTCCTTATTTCTATCTTAATTTTACTAGTTTCTCTTGCGGCCATTATAGTTAGCAAGGCTCCTAATCTGCCCAGTTTTATCACAGCATCATTGACATCTTTGCAACCCTCAGGCCATTCAGGTATGCTCACTGCCCAACCCAGTTCCACAGCACGGTCAACAAGTTCTATACCTGCTGTGTCTTGATCAGGTATCACAGTGACTTCACGTCCGAGACTGCGAATCAATCTTGCTTGTGCGTCACTAATGGTGTTGTGCATCACAGCAAGCCCACCTATGCTTAACGCATCAAAAATGCCTTCCATAACCAGCACATGTTGCCAGTCGTCATGTTGCAGATCTGTGCCAAACACATAGCCCGGTTGTGAGTGATTGATGTACTTGGGTTGTTTGTCGTCCAAGAATCTAGCAGTCCACCCAACTACCCGGTTGTCGTACGTGAATGGAACTAACACAAACGGTCTCACCCAGTGAACCCCATCATTCTTGATTGAAGTCATTATAGGAAAGTCTTCAGGAACACCTCGCTTGCGTATGTAATTCCAGTAGTAAGGAATCTCTGGCGTGACTACTTCACTAAAGGGCGGGAAGTCATCCGACTCTTCAAATTTGATATCGCTTAATATGTTAAATGCTTTTTGACGATCTTCTAATATGCCGTGTATGCTACGATGCCGCAGACTTTCAAGATTGAGCATCTCAATCTCATTGTCTGGCACCCCCATCCATGACAGCAAACGTCGGGCCTTGAAACTAACTGTACGTCCTAGCACAAAACTGGCTGTGTATGCGCAGTTGAAGCAGTGATAACTCCAGCCTTGTTCGGTTGCTTTGATACCACCACGCCCACGCCGATCTTGTGAGTTACCGTTGTGAGTACAACATACTGCATTGAAACTCAGCCAGCCTTGTGGACTGGGTTTTCGTTTCGCAGGCAAATATTGCAGTATATCAAGCATTGCTACATTGTAGCAGAATCTATGGTAGAAATCAACTTGTCAGCAATCATTTGATGCCCAATTTCGTTGGGATGGCCACCTGGGAAGATTAGTTCTCGCTTTTGGTTACCTGGATGATCACGGAACCACATGGTGGTCGAAAAGCCCGGCCAAATTTCTGTTGGGAGATCCAATTGGTTATCAGCCGGCATGATATGAAACTGCATCACGGGTATGTTTTTCCTGGAGGCCACTCCATCAAAAAACATCAGGGTTTGCATGTGATTGAGTCTGGCCAATTCTGGACAATTGGTCAGTACCAACTGCTGTTTGACCATGTTTCTAAAATCTTCCGGAACTACACTGGATCCGTATTGGACCCAGGTTGAATGTACAAATTTGTTCCAAGGAGGATCATTGGAATAGTGTGCGTGATTGGGATTGTAGAAACTCAATCTATCAGAATCAGTATGCCCTACAAGTACTAAACAATCTTGCGGATTGGGTTCATGTTCCAACCACCATTGAAAAGTCCAAATTGAACTTTGCATTGACCCACCTGCGATGCCAAAATTTTCCGTAGGAACTCCATAATGCTTGCCCAGTAAGCCTAGAAAATTATGTGCATGGCGATAGTCGTCGTTTTGAGACCAGCAGGTGTGTGCGTCTGAATACTGTTTGGCCAATTCAGGATCCAATAACTCGTCCCCGTACATCCACGAGTCACCAAACCCAACAATTTTTTTAAATGTCATCTACAAATTATATCTACCACCGCCCCTGTTGTGATAACAATTTGCGCAGGCACAGTGGGCTGTGCTGGCGAGGGTGTGTAGCCTTGTCCTCCGTTAGTAACATTTATGGCACTAACTTGACCACCGGTAATTTCTGCTTCTGCTGTGGCTCCTGCACCTAGGCCAATAATGGTAACCAATGGAGGTGCTAGATAACCATTACCCGAATTAGTCACTGTAATGCCAGTGATGACCCCGTTAGCGGCCTGTGCATTGGCTGTGGCTGGTCCTACAATTTCTGCACCCGAATAACTGTTAAGAGCAAGTCGTAATAGTGGATGATACCCTAACACATTGATATACTCTGTACCTGTTCGGTTGTAGTATGAAGATATGTCAGTAACATCGTGCCAGGTGCTTTGATAAGTTTCGGCGGCCTGTGCTTTGATGTTGCCAGTGTAGTGGTCCATGGTTAGTTGGAACGTGGTCAGACTGGCACCTGTTGTGGGGATAAAACTTGAATAGCGTTCAGGATTGGGTTGTACGTTGCCCACTGGAGGTGGATTCAGTGCCCAGTCTGGATAATTGCCAGCATACACAGGATTGATGTATACTTCAGGCCCGTATATGGTAGGTACTGTTACAGTATGGCTGGGCACAAATTCTGGAAGTACTGAATCTTGTATGTCTACATCGGCACGGGCTTGTGCTTGTGCATCTACAAACACTGCTTCTGTCAGATTGCCACTGGTTCTATCAATTGAATAACTAGCAGGTTCTGTGGGCAATGCAGTGGTGTCAGCCGAGGATAACGTGACTTTGGCTCTTCCAAATGGTGCATTAAGGATGACCATTTCTTTTTCCAGCAATTGCACATCGCCCTGAAGGTTGATTAGTCTGAATATCAAATTGCTACCAGTAATGTTTACAGGCTTTTGATCTTGGTTAATGAATTCAAACAAGATCACGTTATCCACGCCCTTGTTGATTGTTAGTTTTTTTGCGTACACTGGTTCCCACCTCCGGACAAATACATCACCCACGCCCTCGGTGTCTATTAATAAAATTCGCTGGATCTGCTGATAAATGTAGGCGGTGGTTGAGTACATAGTTCCAAATATTTACCTAAAAGTTTACTGTATAAATAAACCGAATGAAACTTATGGGCAGTGATTTATTTCAAAAATTAGCAGACAAATATCCGTTTATAACCTTGTGCATCTACGCAAGTAACGAATATGTGGGCATAGTACAAAATCGCGATGATGCTATTACAACTATCTACGACTTTGGGGCTGTACAAGATCAAGATTCTAAACGCAGATTCATCGATCTAGCCAATACTTGGTGGTGGGAAAGCAATAGAAGCATTCCTATTAACATATTTCTACGTGGAGAGTGGGATCCATTCCGTCCTACGTTGAGAACGTTTGCCAACAAAGATTTGGAAATTCTGTATGGTCCTGTATGCAGTTTAAATGACATTGCTCGCAAAAAGAGCAAACGCAAATCAATTACACTTGTGCGTCGGGTTGATTAAGCAGATTCATATGCAAGGCTACTAGAGCCGCATAACTCAGAGCATGACTTTTCTTAAAAGTATACCCTTGTGAGTCATCTCCGTCCCATACTGACGCAAATACTTCTGCCCATGGGCGTGTTTGTAAGTGTGCCTTGCCCGGACGAATAATAGATATAAACGCCGCCATCCTGGGCATTGAATCTGGTTTCATATTGGCCAGCAAGTCTGTGTAGTTACCCACGTGGACTAGTTGCCGAGCCCACTCTCGATCAGTCCATAGTCGTTCCCAAGGCGGTGTTGCGGCCAGCATGGATTCATAGTGTGCAGGATCTCGTATCAACTGGTACACACTCATGTTCAAAAAGTCCAGTTTAAAGTATCCACGCTGTTCAGCAGTTTCGTAATCCAGGGCCGCACAGTTATTAAACGGATCTCTTGGTATGTCTGTAACATACACGCCCGAGTTGTGTTTTCTGCCATTGCTTTGTCGTGCAGGAGTGTGCTGAATCAGTTTCAACACAGTTTCTCTGTCAGCAAAATCGATGTCAATGTCTGCGCTCATTCTTGTACCAATGCTGCCACAATTCTAACTCTTTCCTGTGCCTGCTTGACTGCTTCTAGCGCATCTGCCACAGCAGGATGTTGTTTAGCCAACACCGCAAGTCTTTTTTCTTCCGCCATTTGTCGTTGTACCCAATCAATTGCTTCCTCGGCTGCTCCGTTGAGTCCCACACTAGCATGTGGTGTGTTTAGTTCCAGCCAGGTCATGCCATCATACACTTCTAGTCGTTGCTGACTGGTGTTGAAACGCAAGTTACCTACTCCTTGTGAACCAGCCTGAGCAGTTACATAAGTGCTGGC